AACAGCATTTCAAGTCAGGATTTCATAAGAGATTCCGAGATGAAGAAAAGCAGTCAGATGTCTATTGGTTGGCGTGGGAGTGCATACGCCGATCAGGTGAAACTGTTAAACCATTTGGAGAGCAGTTCTTAGAGACATTATCAAAAGTAGAGATTGTAGACGCTGATACCCCAAATGGGTGACGAGGTATGACCTTACTTATTTAATCGCTTCACTAGCGGTCGAGACAGGCATACCTCACAGCGAGTTTATTAACATGGATAGGTCAATGTTCTTAGCAACCTTGGCTTACATGAAAGACAGAGCGCAAAGGATGGATAATGCCAGTAGAGGTAAAAGGTCTCATTGAGACCCAAAAGGCATTAAAGAAACTTGCGCCTGATTTGTATGATGAAATGCGTAAAGAGATCAGGGTTGCATTAAAGACTGTTTCTGATGAAGCTAAGTCTATGGTGCAACCAGCAATTTACGGATTGTATAATTGGCAAACTACAGGTGCGGTAGTTAAATCCCGTACCAGTCGTGCAGAGGCATTTCCTAAGTATGACCCTAAAGTTATTCGCAAAGGGTTGACTTACAGCCTAGGTAGATCAAAAAGAAACAATGCTGGCTTTATAGCTCTTTACAGCTTGTTAAACAAATCAAGAGCAGGTTCTATTATTGAGACTGCTGGGCGTAAAAACTTTAACGGAGACCCACGCAGTCAGAGCAACAACCCTAATGCAGGTGCGCATTTCAATAGAGCTATTCAAGGTACATACGGTGGCTTCGGCAAGATCGGTAAGTCTCGTATAGACAGAGGTCGCATATTGATCAAAGCTGTCGAGAAAGATCAAGGCAAAGTATTTGACGCAGTATTTAAGGCAATAGCCAAGGCAGAGTATAAATTTATGACTACTAGCAAAACTGATAGGTATGGTTTAGCAGCATGACAATTAAGGTAGATATTGTATCCGAGTATAAAAACAAGGGTGCTAAAGAGGCAACTAAATCAATTAGTGGTATTGAAAACTCAGCCAAAAAACTAGGTAAAACATTAGCCAAGACTTTTGCTGCATATCAGATATTAAGATTTTCCAAGAACGCTGCAATGGCATTTGCAGAAAACGAAAAATCAGCCGCAGCTCTAGCTACGACAATGCGAAACCTAGGGGCTGAACTTTCCATACCTTCAGCTGAAACTGCTATTCAACGCCTATCTGATTTGGCTACTGTAGGTAAAGATGAAATTCGTCCAGCGTTTGCACAGGTGTTCAGAATCCTTGGAAGTGTGACGGACGCCACAAGAGTATTAGAGACTGCTACCAATGTTGCAAAGGGTACTGGTGCTGATTTAGGCAGCGTAGTTACAGCTTTAACTAAAGCCTACGCTGGAAACTTTAAGGGCTTAATTGCACTTGAAACAGGTTTGACTAAGGCTGAAATTGCTTCAGGCGATATGGAATTGATTATGGGTAAGTTAAATAAAACTTTCTCAGGTCAGAACGCAGCCTACCTAGACACTTACGCTGGCAAGACTAAAGCACTAAGTGAATCAGTTGGCAACGCTATGGAGATCATTGGTGCAGGTATCTTTGATTCATTAGCTGTCTTAGCAGGTTCAAATGATATTGAAGTAATACAACAAAAGGTTACCGACTTTGCTACTTCAATAGCAGGGTTTATTAAGGGCGTCGCGTCTTTTATGAAATCAACCTACGACGGTGTATTAAAACCTATTATTGACGCACTTAGTAAGACATACGAGATATTACAAAAGATCGGTGTTATTGCAAAAGACAAGCAAAGCCCAGTAGGAACTGCTTTAGATAATAGAGAAAACAATGCGGGAAAGATAGCGGCTGAGGCTAAAGATAGATTACTCGCTGCTCAAAGATTAGCCCAAGAAAGAAAGTTATTGGCTGAGCAAAAGAAAACTGCGGCTGCTAAATTAAAGGCTGAACGGGATTTACAAAAGAGTAAAAAGGCAGGAACTCTATTTGACATAGAGAAAATCCAAGTGGTTGCTGCATTACAGGGTAAGATTACAGCTGATGAAAAATTACGCCTAGAGTTACAGTTAGCCCTATTAACAGGCAACGCTTCAGAGGCAGATCGTTTAAGCAATGAGCTGTTAATTGCTCAGGCTCGCACTACTGGACTTGCAACCTTTATTGCTAACCTTCCTAAAGCCCTAAACCCATTTGCTGATTACCCTGCCTATGTACAGGCAGCTTTGGCTGAATTGGCTAAGCTATCAGCTGCTCAGAAACCTTTACAGGTACAACCTTCAGCTGCGCCAATGAAAACTCTAGAACAAGCAAGGGTGGAGACTGTATCTAGTATTTCAAGAGTTACTGATATTTACAATGATTTGATGTCTAAAATTGCTTCAACAACCAAAGATAGAAGCCCTGTTGTCAATGTAAATGTTGAAGTAGGTGGTCAACAGATAACAGATATTGTAACTAACACTCAGATCAATAATTCTGCTTCAGGTAATCAAGCAGAACTTAATAGAATTAGGTTTGGTCAAGGGTGACATTACCAGCCAGTCTTAATGTAAGCCTAAACTTTAACTCAGGTGCAACCTTCGGTAACCCATTTACCATAGGAGACCCTGTTAACGGCAGGCTTGGGTTTGGTATTCTTGGAGACGGCACAGCCCCAGCATTAGTTATTGATGTGACTGATGTCACACGCAGTATTAAAATTAAGCGTGGGCGTAATATCTTGCAAGACACTTACGAAGCAGGTAGCGCAACAGTTCGAATCTATGACCCAACAGGTCGGTTCAACCCACAGAATACAAGCTCTGACTTATTTGGTCAGTTAACACCTTTGCGTAAAATGCGTATTTCAGCTTCATATACGGGCAATACCTATTACCTATTTAGCGGTTATACAACCACCTACACCTATACCTACGATCAGGCTGAGCAAGTATCCTATGTAGACATAACAGCTGTTGACGGATTCCGTTTATTCAATCTTGCCAACATAACCACAGTCACAGGCGCAGTCGATGGCGACGACACAGGTGAGCGTATAGGCAAGATATTAGATACAGTATCGTTTCCAAATTCAATGCGTACCTTTGATGTAGGTGATTCATTAGTACAGGCAGACCCAGCCACCACTCGCACAGCCTTAAACGCTATTAAAAATGTAGAATTTAGTGAGCAGGGTGCTTTCTACATGGACGCTGAAGGTCAGGCAGTATTTAAGAACCGTAACACCGTAGTTGCTTCAGCTGGCAACACGCCTATTGAGTTCAATCAGACAGGCGATATACCTTATAAAAACCTTGCCTTTGCATTTGACGACAAGCTGATTATTAACCAAGCCACTATTACTCGTATAGGTGGCGTAGCCCAATTTGCACAAGATTCAGGTAGCGTGGCTGTCTTTTTTCCTCACAGCGTTAACTATGATAATTTGGTAGTACAGACAGATATAGACGCTAACAACATAGCCCGTATCTATGTCAGTACTAGAAGCGATACCACTATCCGAATTGACTCTATGTTGGTTGACCTACTTGACCCAGCTGTGCCTACAGGCACAATGCTAGCCATGGATTACTTTACTAATGTTGATATATCTAACATACAGCCTGACGGTTCTACAATAACAAAGAATCTGCAGGTGCAAGGCATTAGCTGGGATATAACCCCTAATCGCTGGTTAGGTACTTTTACCACACTTGAACCAATCACAGACGGGTTTATCATAGGTAACACCACCTATGGTGTCCTCGGTGATGATATACTAGGATACTAAGGAGTAATACAATGGCAACAGGTTTTCCAGCTTCAACAGGTGATGTCCTTTCAGCTGCAATGTTTAACGGTTTAGTTACCTTTACCGTAGGCGCAGCCAATACAGATGATTACACAGCAACCCTTTCAGACAGTTATCAGGTATTAGAGTTAATGAACAAAGGCACAGCTGTAGCCTTTAACATACCAACTAACGCCTCAGTTGCGTTCCCTATCGGTACTGCTATTACCGTCCTTAATATTGGTGCAGGTACATGCACAATTAAGGCAGTAACTTCAGGTACAACAACTGTTCTTTCAGCTGGTTCAGTAGCGGCTCAACCTACATTGGCACAATACAAATCAGCTGTGTGTATTAAAACTGGCACAGACGCTTGGTATGTCGTGGGTGCAATAGCCTAATGATTGGCAATATCGTCGCTGGTTTTTTAGCACCAACCACTCCACCAGTTACTGTTACGGGTGGAACTTTGTATACCTCAGGCGGATTTAATTACAGAGTTTTTACAAGCAATGGAACTTTAACAGTAAGCAACGGAACCTTAATCGCTGACATATTAGTAGTGGCTGGTGGTGGTGGCGGTGGACGCAATAGTGCTACCAATAACGGTGGTGGCGGTGCTGGTGGTTTGTTAGGTTTTACTTCACAAAGTTTAAGCCCAAATTCTTATACTTGCACAATAGGTGCTGGTGGGGCAGTTAACACACAAGGTGATTCCTCAACATTTGGTTCATTAACAACTGCTGCTGGCGGTGGTAGAGCAGGAAACGGCACAACTAATACTAATGGCGGTGCAGGTGGTTCTGGCGGTGGCGGTGCAGTAGTAAACCCAACACCTGTAGGAACTGGCGGTGCAGCTTCTCCCTCTGGTCAAGGAAACGCAGGCGGTGCAGCTACTGGTGCCCCAGGATTTTCTACAGGCGGTGGTGGCGGTGCTAGTGCGACTGGCGGTAATGCAACTTTAACTGATGGCGGTGCAGGTGGTAACGGTTCAAGTGCTTATTCAAGTTGGGGTGCAGCAACTTCTACTGGTGAAAATGTAAGTGGTACTCGTTATTATGCAGGCGGTGGTGGTGGTTCAGGTGGTTCTGCTTTAAATGGTGGCGTTGGTGGTTTTGGCGGTGGCGGTCGTGGCACTTCACCTGATTCAGGTGGTAATCCAGTTGTTTTATCAACTGCGGGAACAGCTAACACAGGCGGTGGTGGTGGCGGTGGAAACTTCAATACAGCGACGGGCAATGGTCAACCTGGTGGGTCTGGAATTATTATTGTGAGGTATGCAGCGTGAGCCATTGGGCAGAATTAGATTCTAACAATAAAGTTGTTCGTGTTTTAGTTGGCGACAACAACGACCCTGCTGGTGATGAAGGATACCAATGGTTAATTGATAATCTTGGTGGCACTTGGATTCAAACTTCATACAATGGGAATTTTAGATACAACTTTGCTGGTATTGGTTATACATATAATCAAGAGCGAGACGCATTTATTGCACCTGAGCCTGAAGGTAATCTTGGTTTTGATGAAAAGACTTGCCAATGGATAATGCCTGTAATGGTTCAAAATGAAACCTTGGCTTAGTAAATCCGCAGTACAACTGCGTGAACAAATAGATGATTCCTTCGGAGACACACGCAGTCGTTCAGGTGATGGGTGGATTGGTGATGTTCGCCATTCAGCGAGAAAGAGCGACCATAACCCTGACCCACAAACAGGTGTCGTTAGAGCTATTGATATTGACGCTAGGCTTTCTGACCAAAAAGGGATTTCAGCAGATTTGGCAGATCAGCTTCGACTCTACGGGAAGAGTCACAAGCGTATCTCTTATGTAATTCACTTAGGCAAAATAGCCAGTCCTATCTTTGGCTGGCGTTGGCGTAAATACAGAGGTGGTTTGAACCCACACAATCACCATATCCATATCAGTTTTACCAAGGCTTCCGACAAAGACAGTACCTTTTTTGATATACCACTACTAGGGGGCAAAATATGAAAACCCAATACTGGACAATACTTAACAGCTATGCAAGATCGGCGTTTGTATGTTTACTTACAATCTATGTAGCTGCACCTGACGCATCACCAACAGACATTTGGAAAGCGTTTGTAGTAGCTTTCATCGGTCCTATTTTGCGCAGCCTCAATCCTGATGATAAGCAGTTTGGCATAGGCTCGAAAGAGTAATGACAGCGGTAGATATTGCCGCTATCTGTGCCGCAATTACAACTGTATTTACTGGTTTTACAATAGGACTTAGGTTCTTAGTCAAGGGCTGGTTAAATGAACTTAGACCCAATGGTGGGTCAAGTATTAAAGATCAAATCAATCGCCTTGAACGGCGTGTTGATGAGTTATTTGTCATACTATCGAGAGACAATTAAAACATGGCAGCCAAAAAGAAACCAGCACGCCGTCGTAGATCAGTAGCTCGCACCGAGACTACTGCACTTGACATGCACGCCATTGCGCTTAATGAGTATTTCAGAGCATTACGCAGAGCAGGTTTCACCGTCGAAATTGCATTAGGTCTAATGGATAACAAAAACAGTATGCCTGAGTGGTTAATCCCTACTACAGCTGATACTGACATTACACCTTTTCAAGACGACGACGAAGATGAGGAATAACCTATTAAAAAAATTGCGTTCATAAGTGACTTGCAAGCACCATTTATTAACGAAGTAGCAGTAAAAAATGTAGGCAGGTTTCTCGCCAAATGGCAACCACACCAAACAATTTGTGTTGGTGATGAGATAGACATGCCACAGCTAGGTAGCTTTAATGCCAACACCATTGATGAAATGGTAGGCAACCTAGATGAGGACAGAGTATTTACCCAAGAGGTATTAACTTACTTGGGAGTAACGGACATAGTAGGAAGTAACCATGGAATCAGACTCTATCGATCAATCAAGAAAAGATTGCCAAGTTTTCTTAACCTACCCGAACTCAAATATGAACGCTTTATGGGATATGACAAGCTCAACATTAAGTATCACCCATACGGATTTGACTGGGCAAAAGGTTGGCATGTCGCTCATGGCGACGCTTTCCCTATGTCTAACAATGCTGGGCAGACAGCCTTAAATGGCGCACGCAGAATAGGAAAAAATCTCGTGACGGGGCACACGCACAGGCTTGGTCACATGTCGGTTTCAGAAGCCCACAATGGGCGTTTAGGGCGTGTATTACAGGGTGTTGAGGTAGGCAACCTAGTAGACCTATCAAGCAGCGGTATGAGCTATACAAGGGGCTATGCAAACTGGCAGTCAGGCTTCGCCGTTGCCTATGTAGACAAGACTCGTGTGACGGTGGTCACAATCCCTATTAACCATGACGGTAGCTTTATATTTGAAGGTAAGGTCTATGGGAAAAGAGCCTGATCGAACCATTGATGACCATATTGACGACTTTGACGCAATAGGGGTTTTGTAACAAAAGCGTTATAGGACACGCCTGTCAGTTCCTACACTTACCATGAACAAATCATCATACTTTCGGTGTTGGCAAAATTTGTCAACGGAAAGGAAATTATGAGTACATGGATTACATTAAGTATGTTGTTTTATACAGCTGCGATCTCCTATTGTGCATATTACATTGGGTTTGATCGAGGCTTTTTGATAGGTAAACAGCGTGGGTGGGTCAATGGATATGCTTCAGCCAAGGCAACCGAACGAGTTGCTATAGATGAGGTATTTGACTATGAAAAAAACTGATGAGTGGCTCAATGAGATTAGTGGCATTGTTGCGTCAAGAGGCGCAGACTATGGCTCAGCAGCTACAAACCACAGACGAATCTCAGAACTATGGTCAGGTTACTTGGACACTTACATTAGTCCAGAGCAAGCTGCCATGTGTATGTTGCTCGTCAAGGTTTCACGCCTCAGCGAGACTCCACACCACGAAGACAGTCTCAAAGATATTATCGGATACGCCTGCGTGTATAGGAAAATAATGGCAGAGCTACATGATAATACTGAACAGGACTAAGAATTACTGTGACTATTGTAAAAACCGTTATGGGGCAACTAGCCTCAAAGGTCAAGTCATGGCGATTTTCACGAGCATTAGCTCGAGCAGAAAAGCGACCTGCAAGTATCGCAATTATTGTCAGCCATGCAGAACCGAACTGGAGAACTGGCATGACGGCAGTATATGGACATTGGAACAACAACAAGCCTACGCACAAGGATTGGACGAAATAGATTATGGCTTACTTTGATCTAGATAAATACATGACAGCTGAGGAAAGAATAGAGCTGTTTGCTAAAGAGAATCCTGACTTTCGCATGAAGTCATTTCATGAACAAACTGACGGGTTTGTCTTTGTTGAAGTTAATTTGTATCGCACTTGGGCAGACCAAGAGCCTTGGGTAACTGGATTAGCTGGTGAATCATTGGCTACACAGTTTGCTATTGAAAAGGCAGAAACTTCAGCCTATGCAAGAGCTATAACTAATACAGGTGACCCTAAGTACAGCACTATGAAAGACGGTACTAAAGCACCTAGGGCTAACAAAGGTGAAATGGAAGCTATAAAGCCTATGTATGGCAAGGTAGGTTCAAAGTCTGCCGCTATTGAAATGGCATTGCGAACAGACATAAAGAATAACCCTTGGTCTGCACCTGAAGCCAAGGCTGAACCTGAACAATGGTCAGTTAATGAGGTTGCCCAAGCATTAAACGCAACCGTTGTTGATCAGACCTATGAGTGCCAACATGGTGCAATGATTCGTAAAGAAGGTACTAGCCAAGCAGGTAAGCCTTACTACGGTTTTGTCTGTGTTGAGAAGCGTAAGGCTGATCAATGCGACGCTGTATGGGGCAGACTAACAGCTAATGGCAAGTGGTCATTTGGAGAACAGGATAAATAAATGGGCGATATGGAGATGATCTACCCTGACCGTACAAGGATTATATTTAAAGATGAAGGTGTAGAGCTTGACATTGTAAACATGTCTGATTGTTGCGAACTATGTAATGACCCACGCTTAGTGCATGAAGGCGATTTACTTAAATGCCTAAGCTGTGGAGTTATTAACCATATTGACTTTGGTCATGCTAAAGATGAGCCAACACCGCAAATATAGAGGCTATCGGACACAGAAAGTTGTAGCTGATTACCTTAAACAATGGTATCCGTATGCTGAATCTGCTGGGGCTGGGCGCACAGGCTCAGATGTGATCGGCATACCGTTTGATATTGAGGTCAAGGCTCGCACAGGATTTGACCCATTATCAGCCATTAAGCAGTTAAAATTGAGGCAGTCAGATAAGTTAGGCATTGTAGTGCTACGCATGAACGGTCAAGGCGAGAACGCTGAGGATTATGTAGCACTAATGCCATTAGGAGAATTGATGAAGGTCTTAAATGGTAGAGCCAGTTAGATGTATTAAATGTGGGGCTTGGAAAATGGAAGGTTTAAGCTGCTCAATATGCGCAAAGATCAATGCCCCGAGTGCCTAGGGTATAACACACAAACAACACAATATAACAAAGACTACCTGCACCTATGTTGTGCATGTGGTCATGAGTGGAGTGAGGGTTATGGCTAAATTTGCTTATGCAGATCCACCGTATTACCAACAAGGTAAAAAACACTACGGTGAATTACATAAAGACGCAGCAATATGGGATAACAAAGACACTCATATTGAGTTAATAGAAAGCCTTAAAGACAATTACCCTGACGGGTGGGCTATGTCCTGTAATCCAGCAAACTTATGGTGGTTGTTAGCAGACCAGCCTGATTTGAGGATATGCGTATGGACTAAGACATTTCACCAAATAAGACCTACTACTGTGCAATACGCATTTGAGCCAGTATTACTGTGGGGTGGGCGCAAAGAAAACAAGCGTAAGCCTATGGTTAGAGATTGGCTTAGTTGTGCAATAGCCATGAGAAAAGGTTTAGTAGGTGCAAAACCATTAGCCTTTAACTTATGGATATTAGACTTATTGAATTACAAAGAAGGTGACACACTAGATGACATATTTGTAGGTAGTGGGTCAATGGCAGAGGCGATTAAAGTGTGGCATGAATCACACAATATACCGTCTCAGATAGTGAGATGATATGCTTAACAAATTTGACAAGGCTGGTACGCTACATGCCTGTGGCAGGC